GCGGTGACCACCGAGACAACACCGTCGATTGCGGCCAGTCCTTCCGGCGTGCCCGTCAGCGCTTCCAGCGTCACGATGGTGCCCACCTCCAACGCCGCCGTGTCTTCGGCGTCTGCCGTCACGACGGTGGGCGAAGCGGAGGTGAACGAGAGGAAGGTGCCCGTCAGGTCGGGCGTTGGGTTGGGGTCGATGGGCAAGCCGTCGTCACCCAGCGTGGCCGGATACTTCTCGTTGAGGTAGGCGACCTCTTCAGCGGTCGGAAAGCGGTTCCAGCCCGACGGGATGTCGTCCACGGAGAACGGCGCGTCGTCCGGCGAGGCAGCGGGCATGCCAACAGGCCCAAGGTCCTCTTCCGGCACCTCTTCAGACTCGGGCATGACCGTGCCGTCAGGGCGGTAGCGCACGTGCATGACGCTGGCGGGGTCGCTGGGGTTCGCCAGCGCCTTCTCGGCAGGGTTGGGTTGGTAGTTGACGGTGCCAGCAACGGCGGTCGGATCGGCGATGGCAACGCCGGGCACGGGCTCGTTGGCGATGTCCGGTTGGACGGTTTCGATGCCCGTGAGGGCGTCTTTGCGCTTGGTCATTTTGGTTCCTTGGGTTTTGCTGCCGCCTGTGCTTTCATCTGCTGGACCTTGGCGGCGGCTTGCTGTTCGCCTTGTTCCAGACCCTGCTCATGCTGTTCTTGCGAGAATTCAAGCTGTTGCTCGCCTTGGCGCTGGCTGATGTCCGACTGGATCATTGCGTCCTGCGCCTTCTGCGCCGAGACCTGCTGATGGGTCTGCAAGTCGATGTTGGACTTCTCGATGGATGCTTGCAGGTTCTGCTGGCCCTCCTGCCGCTTCAGTTCAAGCTCCTCACGCTTGAACTGCAACTCCATCTCCATTTCCTGCTTGCGCAACTCGGCCTCCTGTTGCTGGAACTGCAACTCGGCCTGCTGTTTCTGCGTCTCAAGCTGCGCCTTCTGCTGCGCCATCGCCATGTCCTGCTGGCCCTTCTGGGCGTCCTGCTGGCCCTTCATCTGCATCTGTTGCACCTTTGCCTGCGCAGCCATCTCGGCGGGGTCCGGCTTCGGCGGTGGTGGCGGCTTGCCCTCAAGTTGCGCCAACTGCTTGTCGATCATGCCTTCGATGTCGGAAGCGCCCTTGAACGCGGCGATGGCCCACTTGAGCATTCCGAAGATGATCGGCTTGAGTTCCGGGATGCTGCCAGCCATGGGCAGCGCCTGCGCGAAGTAGCCCGTCACCGTGGACAAGAGGTCGATGCGGTCCTTCTTCTCGGCCTCGTAGTCCGCTTGGGCCATGGTGTCCGCTTGGACCTCGATACGCCAGTTGAAGCCTTCTTCCGACTTCAGCAGCAGCACGGCCTCAACGACCCACTCGTCGTTGTCCGTGTAGATAATCCCGGATTTCCGGATCAACTCGGCGGGCTCGTACAGCTTCGCCATCATCTCGCCCTTGATGCGAAGGATGTCCGATGCGAACCGTGCCACCTCGTTTTGCAGTTTCTTGATCCGGATGCTGGCGAACTGCTGCTTGATCCGCTGGGCACCCAAGGTCTCGCTGGCCTTGGACTCGCCGCGAACGATGTCGCTGATGCCCGTCAACTCGTAAATCTGGCCCTTGATGGCTTCGCGCGCCTCGTACAGGCGCTGAAGGGCCACAACGATGTTCTCCAAGGGAATCCAGTCAACGGAGCCCTTGACGCCGCCCTTCTCGGAGAACTGCGACCAATTGGGCACCGGGATCATGGTGTTCTCGGCGCCCGTGAAGATGCCTTGCAGCGCAACCATGCTCGCTTGGTCATAGATGCCAACGACCTTGCACGCCTTCACCAGCCAACTGATCCGCGCGTTCACCTCGTTCAGTTCCGTGTACTGGTCCTGAATCATGTAGTAGTCCGGGCGGGGAACAGTGCTGGACGTGGTGATGTTCGCCAGCATCGGCTCGGGCACGGGCTCGAAGGATTGCAGATGCAGGAAGTCCTCACGGCTATCGAGGAGGTCCTTGGGCAACCCCGGCGCGTACCAGTGGACCTTCCGCTTGGTGCGGTCCCAAATCTCCCACACCGTTGCCTTCTTGAACACCTCCTTGCCGTTGATCGGCGTGACGGATGGCGTCTCCGTGTTGAGGGTGTTGTGATCCAGAGAGCACAGCGTTGCCTTGTCCTTGCCAAAACGCTTGGTCAACTGCTCGCGGGTCATGAACACGCGGCGTGCGACCCAGCGCCGCTCGCCGTACGTGCGGCAGGGCGACATGAGGAAGTCACGCCAATGAACGTAGTCAACGACGACGGACTGGTTCTTGATCTTTTGCAGCGGCTGAGGTGGGCTCCCGTCCGTTGCGGGGACCTCGAACCCGTCGTCGTGCTCGCCCTTCTCGTTGGTGGCGTGCGGCTGGGTGCTCTGTGAGTTGTTGGTGACAGTGCCGCCCTTGGAGGTCGGAATGGCTTCGGTCTCCGTCTCGAAGCGCAGCCAAGCAACGCCCATGCCGGGGATGAGACGGTCCTGCACGGCCTGCCTCATGGTGGCATCAAACGAGTCCTCCGGATCGTTCAGGTCCTGCTTGAGCCCGCGTTGCAGGATCAGCGCCGCCACCCGTGCCACCTGATCCTTGTAGTCCTCGTATCGGCGGCAAACGGAGGGCTCAGGAATGTCGGCGTACAGCGCGGACGTGAGGATGTTCGTGTTCGCGTAATAGATGTTGAACCACTTCGAGTCCGAAGACAGCACCGCGCGGTCGTCCTTGAACTTCTCGTCGGCGAGGGTGGCGCGCTCAACGAACTTCTCCATCTCCTTGGTCGCGGCCTCTATCTCCATCTGCCAGAGGGCGCGAGGCGAGAGGTCGGTCGGGGACTCGATCGAGCCCTCCGAGGCAACGAGGCTGAGTGAGTTCGCTGTCATGGCATGGCCCGCTGGGAAGAGGAATTGTCCATGTGCAGGGTCTCCAAGTTGTAGCCAAGGTGGGGCCTGTTCGCGCGCGCGGCCAAGCGGGCGGATTGTACGGCGTTGTCGCTGGACGAGGGAAGGGCATCGAGTTGCAGATCAGGGGAGACAACGACCGCCAGATACCTCAACGCATCGCAGTAGTCGGACGCCCAGTCATGCACAGGTTGGTCCGTGAATATCAGCTTCTCCTCGTCCCACTCACGGTGGTACTGCCGACACGCCTCAACGAGGTCCTCCGTCGGGTTCTCGCCGTAGGGGTCGCTGGGGTCGTACGGATGGGCATCGAAGTGCAGCCGTGGAAACAGGCGGCGCGTGGTCGAGATGCCGTCGTGGACATGGTGGTTGGGCACGATCCGTGGTGTCAGGTCGTGCTCCAAGAACTGCTCCACGATGCTCTTTCCGGTTTGCAGGTTCTTGGCCCTTGCGTCGTGGGGCAACCAGATGGTGCCTACGGGGCCACCGAACGAGAAGATGTCATCGATGTGCTCGAAGATGGAGACGCCGTTCTTGGCGAGGACGTTGACGATGTTCACGCGGCCCGTGAGTGGCGGCAACTGGTAGGCAATCCGCACCGTGGAGTCGGTGAACCCCAAGTCATAGACGAAATGGGTGTCGAGGTTGGGGTCATAGAGAGGGGTCGGGGAGAGGCGCGCGGTCGTGATGACATCGTTGATCTCCTTCGCGTAGATCGCGCCCTTGAGGGCCGAGTCGAAGGAGCAAAGGTACTCCTGCGCGAACTCCTCCGCGTCCATGTCCAGTTGCAGGTCCTTGAGTTCTGCGGGGCGGATGATCCCGGACGTTGAGGCGGAGAGGGTCAGGAGGAAGTGGCGGGCGGGGTCCTTCAGCGCTCGGCGGTACTGCTCATGGAAAATATTCTTGCCGCGCGGCGTGGAGGAGAACACCGCCCAGCCGTTCCGATCGGAGAGGGCGGGCCGCAGGATTTGGCTGAAAACGGAGGGCTTGAACAGGGCATATTCATCACAGACAACGCCGTCGAGGTACATCCCACGCAGGGAGTCCGCGTTGTCAGCGCCCAAGCAGTAAATACGCGCCGCGCCGCCCTCGTTGCGGATCGTCACGTACAACTCGGACTCATTCGGCGGCTTGGCCCAGAGGTGCGTCGAGTAGCGCTTGAGGTAGGCCCAAGCGATCCGCTTGGCCTGCTTGTAGGTGGGTCCGATATAGGCGTACTGGGGCTCTATGAGGGCGGGGTATCGCAGGTACTGCTTGTTGGTGAGGGGATCGGTGAGGGCGGTGGGGGCGGCGGTGCGGTCATCCAGACGCTGCTTGGCCGCAATGATGATGTCGTTCACCAGCGCCACCGTTTTCCCAGCGCGACGGTGGGTCACCAAGGTGGCCCAACGATGAGGCCGATTGTGGAAGGGGATGAATTGTTGGCGAGGGACGTAGACGTTGCGGGCGGCGGTGGTCATGGTTTACTCAAGATTGTCCATTGCATCAACGTCGTCGTCGCCGGGGAGGGGATTAAATCCGGATTCTTGGTAAGCCAGCCTGCGGGCGGTGAGCCATGGCGGGTCTGGCAATTCTTGGGCGGTGGCTTGGGGGAGAACTGGTGCGATGGTCGGGATGACCATTCGGGCAAACAGCTTGTAGAAGGAGGAGGGGTGCTCATCCGCCCAGAGCAACATCCTTGGCATCCCGCCCATGCCCTCGAAGACCGCTTGGAGGGATTCAGCGGCAGCGCCGTGCATGTTGTCTGGCAGATGGACGTGATGCAGCCCCGCTTGCACGAGGTGCCGGAACTGGGGACTCATGTACGGAACACCCTTGTCGTCTTCCGACTTGTCCAGTTCGGATACCAATTCCGTCAGGTTCGTCTTGTTCATGATGTTGTCCAGTTGGGCAAGGTTAAATCTGGGGTGTCTATTCCTACTTCCGAGCGAATTCTAAGAGGCCCCCCTTGCCGTAAGCATGCTTACCGCGCCCGTAACATTTGGGCACACTTTCGTTACATCTTGATACGATTTCACGATATGATATGATTGCCTAGGCAGACATTGCATAGACATTGATTGCCTAGGCAGACACTGCCGCCTCAGTCATTGCTCAGGCAGACATTGTGTAGGCAGTGTCTGATAGGACAATCGTTGCTCAGTCAGCCATTCGTCCGATACCTGAGCAGGCACATCGGGTATTGCCTGCGTGGTAGTCGCGGGTGCGGGCGCAGGCAACAGCGCAGGACCGTAAGCGCGCGTGAGAATCTCGCGCGCTGCTTCAAGCGCCGCGCGTGGCGAGTCGCCCTCCATGATCCGGACAAGAGCGCGGAATGCGCGCGGCGCATGTAACCGGGCTTCGCGCACATCGTCGCGCAGGTCTGGGAGGGTCTCGGAATTCCGAGACCCTTCGGCAGGCTTGAGCGTGCCAACCTGAGCCACGGAACAGCGCAACGCCAAGGCATCAGCGGGTGTCCAGTATTCGAGCGTATCCATGCGCGCGACTGTAAGACCCAACGCGACACGCCGCAAATCCAACGACCAACGCAAACCTGCACACCCTCAGGCTGATATCAGCCTGAGGTGCAAATGCTTGATGACTAAATCAATTCTGAAAAACTCTCGCACGAAAGATAGTCAATATAAGAAGAAGAGGGTTTTGCCCGGACGCAATCGGCGCCCTCCAATGGGTTTGCGCGTTCGCGGAGGGGCTAGCCTTTTTCGCAACAATTGCCTGTTTTTTAAGCACTCAAGGGTTGCGGTCTCTAGAGTTTTTCAGAATATGCAATATGCCCAAATCCATCTAAAACCCGCCTTCCTTATGCACTGCCCAAAAAACAGGCACCCTCAGGAAGGCCCTCTAGAGCCCTCAGGAGCGCTCGTTTTCCGTTGAAGCCACAACCGTATCAACCGCTCCCCGTTCGCCTCACCTGAGCGATTCCCCACAATGTGAAATTCTTTATGCCTGTTGCCTTGTAGGACAACTCATTCTTTATAACCGGGCGTGTGCGTTGCACCCGTGAGCATAAAGAAGTTGTCCAACATGACAACTCGATATATCGAAAGTTTGAGTAATCTCGGTTTAGATGCCCAAACAGGCATTTCTGACATATACTAGAGGCACCCCAACAGGGGGACGGTAGAAAGGGTCGAGATTGCTCCCCTCCTCTCCGACGGTCTCAGTGCTTCGCACATAGCCCCACCAGACACCCTATCAAAAGGACGGTCCGGGCAGCGAAGCAGGCAGGCAGCAAGCGCTCTTTAAAAACCCGCTGAGTTAGACACCTTTGTAAGCCCTCCCCGCGCTGCTCCACAGCGCGCGGACCATGAGGGTTTACTGCGAATGTCTCGCCACTCACCAAAAGGCCCCTATATGAAATACGTCGTTTACCGTGCTTCCACTATCTACCGCATCTGCGACACGCTCAAGCAAGCCACCCGCGCAATCAACACCCTTGATCGTGCGTATGGCGCTTCCGTTCACTTCTACCGCCAAGAACTGATCCAAGCATGAACTACACCAAGCAGCAAGCCCAGCACGTTGCGGCGCTCGCAAGCGCCAACACCAAGCACCCGCACAACGTCTACACCCTCACCAACGGTGAGAGCTACGTTGCCCTTCCTGAGGGCGCGTATGTCTCCCACGAGTGCGCTGTGTGGATATGTGAATACCGTGACGGCCAAATGGTCCGCGCTCGATAACAGAGACCCTCACTAACTGCCCAACGCGTTGGGCAGTTGGGGAATGTCTCCCACCTCACCAAGGAAACAAAATGACTGAATCGATCTACACCATCACCCTGACCAACGAACAACGCATCCGACTGCGCTCAATGCTTCGTGAAACCCTCACGGGCTTGCAAGTCGCCACCACCAACCAAGTGCAGGCAGGCGAGATTGACAGCGCCAAGCGTCTCGCAGACGAGGCGCGCGTAGCGTCCGAGACGCTGGAAGCTGTCCGCGCTGCCGTGGTCGTTGGGAGCGTCTGATGTACCGCATGCACCCGCTCACCAAGGCGCAACGCAAGGCGCGCAAAGCAGCGCGCGTTGCTTCCCTCAATGCTGCCACCGTGCGCAACCTGAGGGCCAACTGATGTACGCACCCATGCTCGCCAAGGCCCAGCAAGAACACGCGGCGCACTGGCACAGACGCGCGCTTGAACATATGGCAGACGCTGAACGCTGTGACCAACAGGGTTTCACGATCATTGCGAGTGTCTACCGTGACAACGCACGCAACGCTCAGGAATACGCACGGTACGAGTCGCACGCGGCGCGTTATCATGTTGGGCAACTCCCCAACCATCCGGAATAAAGACACTCACCCTCAGCGCAACGTGTTGCGCTGAGAGGGAATGTTTCCCACCTAACCAACCTCACCAAGGAAATATCATGGCTGACGCAATTACTATCCGTTCCAATGGCTTCGCTGAAATGGCCTCCACGAAAGCCGAGTGGCACCACAGCCACACGAATCACGCAATCATGACCGCAGACGCCACTCGTGAAGAGTGGATAGCAGCAGCGGGCATGGATTGGCGCATTCAGCGCTCCAAAGTGCGCTACGCAACGCAGGCAGGGCAAGGATTCGATGGCTTCGCTGAGATGCCTGAGATGCACGTCCTGATGCGCTCTGACACCAAGGCCCCTCTCGGACTTGTCTCGGACAAGTTCAAGGTCGTTCAACCCGCGCAGGTGTTCGACTGGATGCACGACCTCACCGAGTCCGCTGGGTTCAAGATGGAGACCGCAGGCACCCTGTTCGGTGGCAAAAAGTTTTGGTCGCTCGCATCGATCGGTGATGACTGCGAGATCGTGCCCGGCGACAAGGTGGGCGGCTATCTGCTTCTGTCCACGGCCACGGATGGCAGCATGGCAACGACGGGGCAGTTCACCACCGTACGCGTGGTGTGCAATAACACCTTGACGATGGCCTTGGGCAATAAGCACGAGACGCGCGCCAAGATCAGCCACCGCTCCACGTTCAATCCGGACACGATGAAAGCGAAGCTCGGCATGGCGCACGAACAGTTTGCGCACTTCAAGCACGCCGCGCTGAAGCTGGCAAACAAAGCCGTGTCCCGTTCGGACGCTGCCGAGTTGGCACTGCGCCTGCTCGCACCGAAGTCGTTGGGCGATATCAGCCACGCGACGGAATCGGACATCCTGAAGGTCACCGAGTCGCGCGGCTATGGCTCGATCATGGCCTTGTTCGAGGGACAGGGCAAAGGCGCGCTGCTGGATGGCGTGAACGGGACCGCGTGGGGCTTCCTGAACGCTGTGACCGAGTACGCAGACCACCACGCGCGCACCACCTCTGCCGAGCATCGCATGCAATCCGCATGGTTCGGTGCTGGCGCGGAGTTGAAGGAAAAAGCAGTTGACCTGCTGACCGCCTAAAGCACTCTACAAGCGCACCCTAGCGGGTGCGCTTGTGGGGCACCTTTGCCGCAACCACCTAAACCAAGATTACCCCCATGGACAACCTCATACCGAACCTAGACGCCACCTCCCAAGCTGACCTGCTGATTTTCTGGCACCGCCACCAAGGCGGGCGCGCTGCTTACCTCATCGGGCTCAGTGGCTCAGGCATGCGCACAACGACCGCCAAGCTCGCCAACTATGCGGCCAACAAAGCCACTGCGATGAGCCTGCGTCTCGCAGGCAAGATCAGCGCCGCGATGACGTACGAGCGCATTTGCGAAGACATCTATGAAACCCTGCCGAATGAGGTCAAGTGGTGACACCTGATCAAGCCTCTACCCTGTTCGGGTTCTGCACAGCCTACGCTCAGGCCATCCAAGCCCACCGATCCACGCCTTACCTGAGCGCGCTGATGGTGCAAGCCACCGCGCGCCTCGTTGCGCACGGTGTGCCGCGTGATCAAGCCATCCTTGACATTGACCAGACCGTCATCGCGATCATGGATGACGTGGAGTCGTACGCGCTATGACCACCGCACGCACCTACTATGTGGTCCGCGTTGGTCCGGATCGGTTCGACCTGCGCCAGACACGCTACAGGGGCACCGAGCACCCGCATGACCTGATGGCCGTCCAGTTCACCGAGCAGGGCATGCGCGACATCGTGGCGAAATGGTTTCCAGACTCGGACATATCCGCGCTGGACAACACCGATAAACGCTGACAGAATTCTCTCAGCGCTCCCAATCGTGAGCGCTGAGGGGGCAACTGTCCCACCTCCAACATCATCAAAGGTCCCAAAATGTCAACCAACCCAATCACCGATATGGCAAACCAACTCACCACCGTCGAAGACGATCCAAAAGCCACCGCAGCCGCCGTCAAGGCGTGTCTCGCTGAAATGCGGCTCGCAGTCGCCAACGAGGCGCAAGGCAATGAGGACGCATTCAAAGCCGCGCTTGTGCTCGGCACCAACGCCGCCACCGTTCGCGGCCTGCTCGCTGCTTCCGGCGGCAATTTCAAGGAGTGGATCGAAAAGAACTTTGGTCCTGAGGCGTCTGCCAAAAAGCAGGTGTCCCTCCAATGGATTTACAAGTGCCTGAACGCATCCCTTGCGGTCGCGCTGTTTCCCAAGTCGCAACGCAAGCAGTACGCAGAACGCTTCAACACCATCAAGTCGCTCGCCTCGATCCGTGGCGCGCTCGAACGCGGTGAGGACCTGCTTGCCCTTCCGGCACCCGAGAAGGCAAAACGCGGCGCGCCCACCAAGGCAGAACGCGCGGAGAAGGCCACCAAGGCCAGCGCACCCGCTGCCGCACCCGCGCCGCGCCAAGAGCCCGACGATTTGCAGGACCGCATCCGCGACGTGGAGCGCCGCGAAAAGATCAACGCCGCCACGCAAAAGCGCTTGGACAAGCAGGCCGCAGAACTCGAAGCGCGCGCCGCTGAGTTGGACGAACGCGAACGCGTGATCACCATGCGCGAAGCTGCCCTTGGCAAGCCGAGCGAAGCCATCGACGTGACCGCACGCGAAGTGCCCGCCACCGACACCACCGCAGACGCCAGCGCCAAGGAGTTGGAGCGTTTGCGCGCCAAGGTGAGGGCCAAGGCAGGCAAAAAGGCAGCGTCCACGCCTCCCGCTGCTGCCACAAGCGCTGATCAGGGTGAGGGTGAGGCCACGGCAGCCACCACCGACGAAAACGCCCCAGAATCGACTGAGGAGGTGCTTTAAATCATGCGTTGCAAGCCCGGTGATTTGGCGGTCTGCATTGAAGGCTCATGCACGGGCACGTTTGTGACCGTGAAGGAGCGCGGCACCGACCACCCGCACACCGGGCTTCCAAGCTGGATTTGCATCGTGTCGGCACCCTGCCGAGTCACGCTCGTGGACGCGCGCACCAATCGGACGATCCGGCACACCACCGTACAACCCGGCGCGCCTGTCCAGTTCTTGGACCGTGAGTTGCAGCCGATCAGGCCGCAGCCGCCACCGCTCGCCATTCCAGCACCACCGATCGAACTAGAGGCTGCGTGATGGGTCGCCCAGCGTTGCCACCTGAAAAGCGGAGGGTGCGCGTCTCCTTCCGCCTGCTACCTGACCAAGCCCGAAAGCTCGCCCAACTGGGCGGACGGGACTGGATCGAAAAACAATTATCCACATCATCAAATGACACTCAAACAATTTGCAGACGCGCAGCACCCGCGCGGATATGACACGCCCCAACCCGTCAAGGTTGGCCCTCAATGGTTCGTGACCTTTCCCAACGGAAGCGAACACGCCAACCAGTACGCACTCCTTCAGACGCACGACTACGGCGCCGCACGCGTTGAAGCCTTCGAGCGCTTTGGCCGTGACTGGGCGTTCATGTACCCGATCACCGACTTGGAACCCCAGATTAATGCGTACGGCATCAAGGAGCGCACGGAATGATCATCGTTCTTTACCCCATACACCATCCGCTGCTCTGGCTGTTCGTTTTCTGCGTTGTCTGGATCGCCTTGGACATATGGATGAACCCAGCGCAAGAGCAGCCTAAAAGGCTCACGTATGAGGAGGAGCAAGCCAAGTCACGCGCGGACTATGCTTACAAGTGCGAGGTCGAATCCAACCGAGCCAACGCGCGCGCCAACTGGATGAAAAAGACATGACCACGCGTTCAACGCTCACCCTGCGCGGTGATCGCAACCAGTGCCCCGGCTGCGGTCAACTGTTCAATTCCACAACGGCATTCGAGAAGCACCGCGTTGGACCCCACGAGGACAACGGCAGGCGCTGCCTTACCGTCAACGAGATGCACCAACGCGGCATGGTCCAAGTGGACGGCGGATGGTGGGTCACAAAGCTGCGGGTGCAATCATGATCGCCGCCCTCGTTTTCATCTGTCAGCTTGTGTTCGCCCTCTACGTGCTCGGCTTTGTGTTCGACATCATCGGTGCCCTCATCACGGGCATCAGCGATTCCGTTCGCAACGTGCTGAAGGCAGGCACCATCGAGCAGCGTCCGCGCCACCTGTACCCACATGACGGTGATCCGACACCTGAACGCAAGGTGAAGGCGAAGCCATGGGAGTTGGAACTGTGACCGCAGACAAAGATTATTTGAAGCGCCTCACCGACGAAGCAACGAAGGAGCGCTTAGAGTGGGAACTGAATTCTGTGCGTATCGGCGTGGTCAATCACTGTGATATGAACTTTGAAGAGTTCACCGCAGCGCAACAGGAAACGCTTGCACAGATGTTCGTCCACTTCTGGGACCACATCCGAAAGAATCCGGAGGTCCCCCTATGATGGTGCTCGCATGGGTCGTGCTGTCCATGCTGGCAGTCGTGGCCGTGGTCTTCGCCATCATCGCAGTGCATGCCGTCGGTGAACTCATTGCATGCGTGTGCGATGAGTGCGATGATTACGACTCCCCTCCCTGATCCGCTGGGACCACCTCAGCGTTAAGCCCCTGCTCAGGGGCTTTTTTCTTGCCAAGCGTCAACTGGCGCTTTCCGACGTTATCGCTGATCCGCCGCTGAAGCGCGGCATCGTGTGAACGGAACTGGATGCGACTTGCTTCGTCTGCGAACTTTTGAAAGAACTCAGCGCGCAGCCTGTAGTTGGCTTGCTGTTCGTCTGCCTTCCAGCGGTTCATGTTCCGCCCGTTGTCCGGTTGGAATGGTTCGATATAGCCGCAGTCGATCAGCGTGCGAACCCAGCGATCAGCCTTCAGGCGCCATTCATCGGTCGCACCGCCCTTGCCGGGCCGCACGCAGGCGGGGCCACGGTGAACGAGGTCAGTGCGCTTGAGCACGTTGTCATCGGGCGTGTCTGCGCTGTGCGTGGTGACACGGTGTGCAACCCAGTTCATGAGTTCAGGCCCGAACTCAGTCACCCCGGATGCGATGGCGTAGAAGTGTTCCTGCGTCTGAAAGAGAAAGCCCTCCACGAAGTTGATTGCACGTTCGAGGTTTTCATACGTGATCAACACGCGCTTGCCAATCTCAGGCTCGCCGCCGCCGATCTTGTCCGCTTCGGACTGGGCCACCTCGAACGGCTCATAGTTCATCATCGTGGCTTCGGTGCGCGTGAAGTCGATTGCTTGCAGCACCGTTGCCATAGACATGATCCGGGTATCGTATTTTCGGCACCAGTAGAGAAGCCCCTCGTTCTCGCGGAAAAACGCCATGTCGTTGTTGCGCTGTTCGCGTTGGTCGATGTACTCTGACCAAGCATCGTGTGCATCCGGCTCCAACGCAAAGCGGACATGGCGCAGGCCGCGCAGCTTGAGCAGTTGCGTCTCCATGGCTGCGCTGGCGCCGGGGATGAGCATGCGAGCATCACGCGCTGTGACGTTCGAGACCATTCCCACGGTTGTACGAGACATGGCCCCGCTGGACACCATGACCTTGAAACCGTCCCACCCGGAAAACTTCTCGAACACGGTAGCCATGATCATGGTGCCAAGGCACTTGGCAATGTGGAAGCTATTCTTTTCGTTTACGAGGTCTTTGGAGTAGCTGCGCCCGTCATACATCCGGCATACCGCATCCGTCATCAGCGAAGCGCCCGCGCCCTGATGGTGTGCGCCTGTGCCCATGTAAAAGCTCATGGCCTCATCGTTGCCGATGGTCAGCCGCTCGCCCCGGTTGTCGCTGATGCGCCGCAGGACACCTTCAACGCTGCCCCCTTGCGTGTAGATGCGGATCGGCTTGGGACCCGTGCGCCGCTTGTTCTGGGTGCCCTTGTCGAGCGCTTCCTGCCACGCTTCCTGATGCTTGGTCAAATCCTTGAACATGCCTGACTTGTTCGATCCGGAGTGACCAAGCGTGAGTGAGTGATCATTGGGATTCTTCCAGTTATCCATGCTGGGCCGCGTCTGCATCTCCACGGTGGAGTGCAGGACGCCCACGTGGACAGCGATGAACGCGCAGGCATACGCTGCCGGATCGCCGCCGTACTCGGCTATGTTGTTCTGGACGTAGTTCTCGTACACCTCAGGCAACAGGCCGGGCTCATACGGCGGCGCGTTGGCAAACTGCTCTCGTGGGTCGATGACTCCAAGGTCATGCTTGTGAGGCACGTGGACCCTGTGGCCTTCCTGAAGTTTTGCGTTGTGCTTGTCCCTGAAATTCATGATTGCCCCCGCTGGATACGGGGCTGACTGAAAGATGGCATACTTACCTCACTTTGATGATGATTCCAGATTTGGAGACCCCGCCCAGCGCTCGCCGTTGGGCGGGGATTTTTCTAAGGGGATGGTCATTTTCCTCCTATGCGAGGAAGCCCGCCACCTGTACCGATACCCAGCTATCGAGTTCATCTACCATGCGCCCGACACAGTGCGCATGCTTGCAAACGTAACTTCCGCGTCCATCGTTGCGCTCGCCCGGAGGCCAGTATGTACTGCACGAGGGCGTGTCTGGCGTGGTGTGCTCGCTTGACCACGGACAACGGATGTTGTAGCCGCCGTCCGGGCGGGGCAGGTAGTTGGCAGCGATCACCGCCGCCGTCTGCTGGGCCTTGCGTTCAACGCTGCCGCCCCATGTGGAGAACTTCGGCGCCTTGCGCGCCGCATCGAATGGGAACGCTTCCTTCAACTGTGCGAAGGTGTAGCGCGGTCCGTCCGATTCAGCGAGCGTGACCAACGTGCGCTTGGCGAGGTTCTTGGTGTGCAGGAAGCCCGGCACCCGAAGCTCACGCGGCAGGTCAACCACCGACTGATCACTTCCCAGAACCTGAGCGATGCCCCGCTGGATAATCTCGAATTCATCCAGCGGCACATCGTCGGCACACCAGTGGATGTGGTACTTGTTCTCTGATGTCTCCACAACCATCGTTGGGGCCAGCGGGAATTCAGGCAGGACCTTGTTCGGATCGTCCCAGTCAGCGAAGCAGCTACGCACGCGCGTGACATCCTCCGTGCGCCGCCTTGCATAGCCGCCCTCGAAGCTGGGCGTGTCGATGGCGTTGATCGCAACGAAGATGCCGAAGCCCTCAGCGTTGCGCTGTTGCAGCCTTGGCAACAACTCCTCGAAAGTGCCGTATGCTTGCAACCGCTTTTTGGTTTCAGGGTGCGAGCCTGTCCAGCAGAATTGATGCGTCTCGAAGTTTTCGGGTTCCAGCATCCGCAGGAAGTCGATCGTGTGTCCGATGTCCATAACATAACCTTTCATGTAGCCTATGATGCACGGGTAAGCACCAATGCACACCCGGTCATCTATGGTATACTAACCGCATCCCTTTGGTGAGGGTCGTCAACCCCTTGGGGCTAGGTCATTCCGCACTGATCTAACCCCAAGGGCGACGTTAAACTAATTGTCCAATCATTCATTTTCCCTAGGAGCTACCATGCTGAAATCGACCATCACCGCTTTGGTGAAAGAATACAACTCCGTTCGCAACGAACGGCTTGAACTGGACCAACAGAGCGCAAAGCTCAAGGTTCGAGAGGATTCCATTCTGGACTCCCTCACCGCCGCAGGTGTCACCTCAGGCAAGTACGGACCCTACAACGTCACGGTGACCACCAAGGCAGTGCCCCGTTGCACCGACTGGACAGGCTTTCACGCCTACATCAAGGAAACGGGCAACTTCGACATGCTGCACAAGCGTCTCACCGAGTCCGCCGTCATGGCGCGCGTCTCGGAAGGCGAGTACGTGCCCGGCATCGTCACCGACACCAAGACCACCTACAAGGTGGGCGCAGCGTGAAGGCCAAGGAGTTTAGAAGGCGCATGCACGAGATGCATGCCGACATAGACACCATCCGGCGCAGCGCCCCCAGCGCTGCCGCAGCAAAGACCATCGAGGGCATTGAAACCGCCATTCGGGATATTGAGTACACGCTGGCCCTTCGCAAGAAGACCAACGGTGCCCGAACAGTAAACCCGATTTAAATCCCGCCCCGCAGGACATACCGTCCACTGGGGCAACCCCTCCCAAAGGCAAACACAGCCAACGGGAACAAAGTGGCCTATAGGCCGGAAAGTAAGTTAGTCATGAAGTTCATCATCAAAACCATCACTCCCGCTATGGCGCAAGCCATGCTCGAAGAAACCATCGAGAGTGGTTTTACCAACCGTCCTGCGTCCAAGGCAGTTGTCTCCAAGTACGCCAGCGACATGGGGAAGGGCCACTTCTACGGTGGGTTGACTGGCGAGACTATCAAGCTCGCCAAGATGCCCAACGGGAAGTGGGCAGTCATCGACGGTCAGCACCGTTTGCTCGCCCTGATCAGGAGTGGCCTTCCGGCAACCCTTTCAATCGCTGAGGATGTGCCCGTTGAAATGTTCAAGTACATCGACGGCGGCAGGCCCCGCACGTTGTCTGAGTTGATGACCATCGACGACTCACCACTGAACCGCTACCCGATCATTTTCGGCGCTGCT